CCATCCAACATGGCGCAGCCTGCACCACAAGGTCAGCCAGGCCAGCCACCACAGGGTATGCCATCACCACTTGGTGCCGGCACCACTCCACCACCACAGGGTGGCAGCAACATCTTGCAAATGACGCCTCAAGGTCAAGCCATGGCTGCGATGAAGCCACAAGGCATGGCTATGGGTGGCGGCGTCGACCCTTCGATTGGCACAGACCACTCACCAAGCGTTCCTTACATGACTCAGGGCGGCATCACGCACCTTGATCTGGATGACACGCAACAGTTGGCCAAGGGTGGCTCCGCCAAGGCTCCATCGCTTGACCAGATGAAACAAGAGTTGGCTGAGAAGGAAGAGCCAGAAGAGAAGGCTCCATCGAAGCGCATCACGATCAAGGCAGAGGGACCGGGCGGTGTATCAGGCATCGTTGTGCCACACCACATGCTGCATGGCCGTAGCTGGGTGTCAAAGAAGACTGGCAAATTGGTCAAGGTTGCCGGCATGAATGACATCAACAAAGCACGCGCCAAGGTGTATGGCTCTGAGAACCGTGACCCATTGAGCATTGGTCAGATCGGACGCATCCACAAGAACACTTTGGAAGACCACTTTGCAAAGCCAATCAAAGAGCAGTTGGCTGCCGAGCAGGCTGCAATTACAAAGTTGCGTGCAGCCAAGCACTTGGGTGAGAAAGCCAACACACTCGACAAGAGCGAGAAGCTCGACACCGTTAACCACGAGGAAGACGACAAGGGTCGCAACTACATTGGCTTCGCATCGAAGGGTGTTGCCGGCCACGCGTTGTACACATCGGGCCATGGCAAGAACATGAAGCACCACGTCATCAACACCTGCCCAGGCCAGACCGTCGGTTGCGGTGGTGGTACTGACGAGCATGGTGTTGTCGACACCAGCAAGGGCACCTGTTTTGCCCCCAACGCCGAGTCGCAATACGTTCATGCAGCGGTACGCCGTGCAACCCACGAGCAAGCCAAGCATGACCCAGCTATGACCAAGGACTGGATCTTGGCTCACACCGGATCAATGCGTAACGCTGCCAAGCTAGGTGACAAGAACAACAAGGTCTTGCTGTTCCGACCCAACGTGGTTGACGAGACTGACGTGTCATCACGCCATGTGATCCGTCACCTGAACAAGCAGCGCAAGGCAGATGACAAGCCACCAATCGTGGCCAACTCGTATGGCAAGACCAACGAGCTGCACGACCCAGAGAACGGTTACCACGTGACGTATTCGAACGTGGGTCCAAAGGTCAAGAAGGGCGAGTCAATCGCTGAGAACATCGCACGTGACCGCCAACGCGTCCGCTCGACAGTTCATGCTACTGATGCCGGTGGAAACGACACCAAGAACGAAGAAGGCAAGAAGACGCCTCCAAAGAACTCGTACATGGTGACGGACGTTAAGCGCAACTCACCAATGTCCAAGAAGATGGAAGAGCACATCACTCACGCCAAGTATTGGTCGTCTGGCCGCCAAGAGCATGAGTTGTCAGCAGCCGAGAAGGAAGAGGGTCCAGAGGGCCACTTCGGCGGCAACGGCAAGCCAACGACAGAAGACAAAGCCCACTATGGCCACCGCACGCACGACGGCTTGCGCTTTGACTATCAGCGTCAACACATCCTGCACCCACGCTTGGTGCAAGTGGGCAAGAACAAGGACGGATCAGCGCATATGATCCCAACTGACTCTCGCTTCAAGGATGAGGAGTTCTTGCCAAAGAACCGCTTCAAGACAAAGAACGGCAAGAATGCAGGCGCGATCCTGATGACAACGCCAACCGAGTCGACGAGCAACATTGGCCACGACACATCGTTCACTCACCACGTGAACGACAAGCACGTTGAGCACGCAGCCAATAACAATGGCGAGTACGAGATCGACAAACCAGAAGATCAACTCAAGGCCAAGGGCAAAGAGTACGTTGAGCCACGCCCAATCACGATCCGTCGTGCAGAAGGTGGCTCAGTCAACGTCAGTGACGAGCGAGGCGACGACGACTTCCACGCGTTCCCTGAGCGCAACGCACACGCCCAGCGTCACATGACGATGCGCCACGACCCAGAGGAAATTGGCGAAATTGGCCACCTGCCATTTGCTGGTAAAAAGAAGTCCGCATCCGCCGCACCTAAGAAAGTGAAATTCCATACCGACATGGACACCATTAACTTAGAATTAAGCAATAAACGCATGAAGGCCAAGTAATGGAAGAATTTGACCAAGAAGATCCGCAGATCACTGAGAACCTAGACGGCAGCGCAGCCGTTGATTTGCCTGACGTCGATCTGGATATGCAAGAGCTGCCAGACGGCTCTGCCATTGTGACGATGGAAGACGACGGTCCAGAAGAGAACCCAGACTTCTACGCCAACATGGCGGACGAGTACGACAGCTACAAGCTGGGTGGCCTGTCAAGCCGTTACATCGACCTGTTGCAGAAGGACAAGGAAGCCCGTTCACTGCGCGACAAGCAGTACGAAGAGGGCATCCGTCGCACTGGTATGGGTAATGATGCACCGGGCGGCGCTACCTTCATGGGCGCATCCAAAGTGGTCCACCCTGCCATGGCAGAGGGCTGCGTTGACTTTGCTGCCAAGGCCATCAAAGAGATGTACCCACCAGACGGCCCCGTCCGCACCAAGATCCTTGGCAAGATGGACGACATGAAGGCCGAGCGTGCAGAGCGCAAGAAGGACTACCTCAACTGGCAGATTCACTGAGCAGATCGAAGAGTTCCGCGACGAGCAAGAGCAGTTTTGACTCAGTTGCCATTGGGTGGCTCACAGTATTTCAAGCTCTGGTTTGACGAGCAGAAGAAGCGCCCATGCGTGGAGTTCTTGCCAATCGACCGAGTGATCCTGCCGTTCGCGGCAACAAACTTCTACACCGCCCAGCGTGCGGCCGAAGTGCACGAGATCACGCACTGGGAGTTCAACCGACGCGTTGCCAGCGGTATGTACCGCAGCATCGACATGGTCCAAGCCACTATGGCCGTTGAGCCAAATAAGGTTGAGAAGGCCAACAACAAGATCGAAGGTAAGCAGTACGAAGACAACGAAGACGGTCTGCGTAAGGTCTACCACGTCTACACCTACCTTGAGTTGGAAGACGACAAGTACACCAAGGGCGAGATGGCTCCGTACATCTTGATGATCGACGAGCTCGACAACGAGGTGGTGGGCTTGTATCGCAACTGGGAAGAGCAAGACGAGACGATGACCAAGCTGGACTGGATCGTCGAGTTCAAGTTCATCCCATGGCGCGGTGCTTATGCCATCGGCTTGCCTCACTTGATCGGTGGCCTCAGTGCCGCCCTGACAGGCTCACTGCGTGCCTTGATGGACTCGGCTCACATCAACAACGCTGCGACCATGCTGAAGCTCAAGGGCGCAAAGATCAGCGGCCAGTCACAGCAAGTTGAAGTGACGCAGATCGTTGAGATCGAAGGCGCACCAGGCGTGCAAGACATCCGTCAGATCGCCATGCCTATGCCGTTCAACCCACCAAGCGAAGTGCTGTTCAAGCTCTTGGGCTGGTTGGACAACGCTGCCAAAGGCGTGGTGAGCACATCGGAAGAGAAGATCGCCGACGTGAATGCCAACGCACCAGTTGGCACAACGCAAGCTCTGATCGAGCAAGGCGCGTCAGTGTTCTCCGCCATCCATGCACGTTTGCATGAGTCGCAGTCACGCGTGCTGAAGATCCTCTGCCGCTTGAACCGCTGGCACTTCGACGACATGCGCAAGTCTGAAGTCGTGGCTGACCTTGAGATCAACCGCGAAGACTTCGCACGCAACACCGACGTGATCCCCGTCTCTGATCCACACATCTTCTCTGAGACCCAGCGTATGGCTCAGATGCAGGCTGTGATCCAGTTGGCCGACAAGCACCCAGATCAGTTCAACATGAACGAAGTGTTGTCACGCTCACTCAAGCAGATGAAGGTGCCAAACATCAACCAGTTGATGAAGGACACCCCATCGCCCGAGCAGCGCACATCGGCAGACGAGAACGCAGCAATGCTCATTGGCCAACCAGCCTATGCGTACATGCAGCAAGACCACATCGCTCACATCCAAGATCACTTGCAGTTTGGCTTGAATCCGTTCTTTGGCCAGTCGCCATTTGCGGACCCCAACTACCTCAACCATTTGATCGAACACATCAAGCAACACATGACGCTGTGGTACCTCAACCGCTCGAATGGCTACGTGGCTCAATCGCAGAATGGCAAGCCTGTCAGCAACTACGACGACCCTGCCCTCACCGCGTCCATCGACAAGCTCTATACGGCTGTTGGCGGCCACGTTGCACTGGATACCAAGGAAGTGTTCGAGCAGTTCATTCCAGCCTTCCAGCAGCTCATCCAGCAAGCCCAGCAGCGTCAGCAAGCAGCCAAAGGTCAGTTGCCTCCAGATGCACAGGTGGTCAAAGACACCA